ACGCTCGTCACGCGGAGGCTCTATGCACAAAGACGCGGCTGAATTCGTTGGGGTGTTGTTGCATTCGGCAACGGCCACGCATTTTCTGCATCTGCAAACGGCCAGTTACGCTGCCCACAAGGCACTTGGCCACTATTACGAGAACATCGTGGACTTGGCCGACAAGTATGCGGAAGCCTACCAAGGGCACTACGGCATCATCCCCCTCGCCGACTACCCCGAGGGGTTCAAGGTACAGACAGATGCGGCCAAATACGCCGACAGCCTGCTGACCTTTGTAAAAGGCACCCGCAAAGACCTGCCTAAAGACACCGACCTCCAGAACATCATTGACGAGATCGTGGGCGAGATTGCTGCCTTGCTCTACAAGTTGGAGCGATTTAAGTAAATGGCGGTTGACCGCGCACGAATTGCTGCGGCGCTTGCTCGTGAAGAACAACGCCGACGTTTAATGGAATCGGTGCCGTCTACGGAACGTGTTGCGCCAGCGCCTCAGTCACGCAACTTACGTCGTGAACTGGAAAACTTGTCTATCGGCGTTGGTGAAGGCATCACGAACCAGTTGGAAGGGCTAAAGGGCATTGTGACCGACCCCATAGGATCGGCTAAAGCGGGCTACGAGGCCGTCAGAGGCATTGTGCGCGACCCGTCCGTGTTAGCCGAAGCCCTACGCTACACCGCCCAGAAAGCCGGTAGCGGCCCGTTAGGCGCAGGCGAGGTCATTGGTGAATTCCTAACGCCAAGCGCTAAAGGCGTTGGCAAGCGAGACATTTTTATTGGTGAAAACGCTAGGACATGGGACGCGGCCGCTGCGAAACGTGCTGAAGAAATGGAAGCATCTGGAATAGACCCAGAAACAATTTGGCGCGAAACAGGCACATTCCGAGCGCCTGACAACAGATTGCGCCAAGAAATTAGCGATGAAGCCGCCATGTACCGTCCCGGCGGAGAATTAGCACGGCAAGTTGAAGAAAATCAAAACTTCAGCGCAATTCTTGATGATGCCTTGTATTTGCGAAAGCAAATGGAAAGGCAAGGAATGGTTGGCATCAACAGCATGGAAAAATTAAACCAAGCCGTTGATGAAGCCGCTAATTGGTTTCGCGGAACTTTTGGGCGTGATCCGCAGCCCGAGTCCTCAGGATGGGCCGCAAATAGAACCCCCGAAGAAATCGCAGGGCGTTTGGAAGCCGTTGCCAAAAGCGCCCCCTCACGCACAAAAATGGCGACTTCAATTGAAAATGTTCTAGAACACCCAGAATTTGCCGCTGCATATCCCGGCATTGCGCGATCAGCCTATTACATCGCTGACCCCATGGAACTCGGGTTAGGTACTCGGGGCGTGGCTGGCCCGAAAGGCGTGGGTTTATCGCAAGATATTGCTTTCAATCTAGGCGAAGGCAAAAGCGTTACGCTTCACGAAATTCAGCACAAAATTCAAGAGCGTGAAGGTTTTGGAAAAGGTGGCAATCCAGAAACAGCGCGTCAATATGCAGAAAAACCTTTAAACGAAGAATTAGGTTTATTAAGGCCAACGCTGGAGCAAAGAAGTAGAGCATCGGCATTTGCTACCCCGGCGTCTAGAGCGCAATACGCGCAACGATTGAACGAACTTCAACGTAAAGAAAATATTAAACCACGCAACTTAACAAGGTTGTCGGATTGGTATCAGTACGGTACCCGAGTTTCGCAAGAAATGGGTGATAAAGGGTTTGGTTGGCAAGTCCCAAAGGCAAAAGGCCGAGAGCGTGATTTGTGGCTGCAAAATGCAACACGCATCATGCAGCAAATGATTGAAAAAGATCGGCCTGAAATGCGTGGTGCCGCCGAATCAATGACGCCCGCACAAGCCAAAGCCGCTTTAGCGAAAGCCAATAGAATTTTTCAGAAAACGCAGCCTGAAGCGATACAAGCAAGTAAAATCCAAGATAAATTGAACGAAGTTGGTTCGTTATCGGATTACGAACTTTATCGTCGTTTAGCCGGTGAAGCGGAAGCGCGATTAGTTCAGGAGCGCATGAACCTAACGCCAGAACAACGACGAACAACATTCCCGCAATATGATGTCGCTCCAAAGCAACAAATAATCAGACGATGAACGCAGGTGCTTTTAAAAAGGGTCAGAAAGGCGGCCCCGGCAGACCAAAGGGTTTGCCGAATAAGTCCACTCAGGCCGCTAGAGAGGCCATTGCAGCGTTTGTGGACGGCAATGCAGACCGTCTCCAAGGGTGGCTAGATCAGATCGCAGAGGAGAAGGGGCCACAGGCTGCCTTTGATGCTTTCAGCACCCTGCTGGAGTACCACGTTCCCAAACTCGCCCGCCAAGAAATCACAGGACAAGACAACGGCCCGGTCAAGGTACAGATCGGATGGATGGCTCCCGAATAATCCTGCCCTATCGCCCACGCAAGGCGTTCCTGCCCTTTCACAACAGGACGCACCGCTGGGCGTGCCTTGTCGCACATAGACGCGCAGGCAAGACGGTTGCCGCCGTCAACGACATGATCCGCGCTGCCGCCACCTACCAAGGCCCATATGGTTTGTTCGGCTATGTGGCTCCGTACAGATCGCAGGCCAAAGCCGTGGCATGGCAATACTTCAAAGAGTTTGCCCAACCCATCATCAGCAGCGTCAATGAGCAAGAACTGACGATAACGCTCATTAACAACAGCCAAATACGCCTTTACGGAGCCGAAACCGCAGACGCAATGCGCGGGCTGGGGTTCTCGGGGGTCTACATGGACGAATTCGGTGACTTTAAGCCCAGCGCATTTGGCAACGTCATACGCCCGGCGCTGTCAGACAAGCAAGGCTGGGCTGTGTTTGGTGGTACACCGAAAGGCAAAAACCAATTCTGGGAAATCTACGAAACCGCACAACGCATCCCAAATGAATGGTTCCTGTTGCGCCTCCCCGCCTCCACCAGTGGGCTATTGCCGCAAAGCGAACTAGCGGCAGCCAAGGCGCAGTTGGCCGAGGATCAGTACCTACAGGAGTACGAATGCTCATTTGAAGCAGCCATCCTCGGCGCTTTTTACGGCACAGAGATGCGTCAAGCGCAGGATCAGGGCCGTATCACACGCGTGCCGTATGACCCGAACCTGCCGACGTATACGGCGTGGGACTTGGGCTACCGCGACGACACGGCGGTGTGGTTTTACCAGCCCTCACGCGGAGAAATCCGCGTCATTGACTACTTTGCCGTCTCGGGTGCTGACATTCACGACATTGCCGAACACGTAGAAAGCAAGCCCTACAAATACGTCAAACACTTCCTGCCGCACGACGCACGAGCCAAGAGCCTACAGACAGGCCGCAGCATTATTGAGCAACTTGCCGCGTATCTCGGCACCGCCAACCTTGCTGTCGTTCCAGACATTGGCGTGCAGAACGGCATCCAAGCCGTACGCATGACGTTGCCGCGAGTGTGGTTTGACGGCGAGAAATGCCGCGAGGGCATAGAGGCGCTACGGCAGTATCAGCGCGAGTACGACGAGGACAAGAAAGCGTTTCGGCAGTCCCCGCGTCACGATTGGACTAGCCACCCTAGTGACGCATTCCGTATGCTTGCGGTATCATGGCAGGAGATTTCTGACAAGCCCCCATCATTAGACGTAAAACCGCTAATGGTTGGGCCTGAAAACAAGGTCACGCTAAACGATATGTGGGCCGTTCACGACCGCACGGTTAGCAGGAGAGCAAGGATATGAGCGTTCAACAGCCAACTCGGATGAACTACGTTGCCGTTGGCGCAACGTCCACAACGGCTTTTGGCAGCCCCGGCGCGTATCTGCACCGCGTGGTGGTCAACGTCGCCAGCAACACGGAAGCGTCGGCCATCGTAAAGGACGGCAGCACCACGTTGGTGTCATTCCCCGCCACGACGGCAGCCGGTGTGTACACCGTAGAACTGAACGTCGCCACGACGGGCCAGATCACGGCAACGTGCAGCCAAAACGCCTCTATGTCAGTCGTCGGCCTCTTTAGCACGTACGCCTAATGAAAGCCGGCCTCTACGCCAACATTCTGGCCAAACAAGAGCGGCAGGCACGGCAGCGCCGTGAGGGTCGCCCCGTAGAGCGTACCCGCAAACCAGGCGAGAAAGGCGCACCGACTGCTGAAGCATTTAGGCAGTCAGCCGAGACGGCGAAGAAATGACAGCAGCGTGGCAACGGAGTGAGGGGAAAAACCCTCGCGGGGGTCTGAACCAAAAAGGTCGGGACTCTTACAGGCGTGAGACAGGCGGCACGCTCAAGCCTCCCGTGAAGTCGGGCGACAATCCGCGCCGCGCATCGTTCCTCGCCCGCATGGGCAATATGCCGGGGCCGATGGAAAAGAACGGTAAACCGACGCGCCT